GTCGGCTGCGTGGCATCAGGCGTGTCCGTGCCCGCGACCATGCGGGTGGCATCCCAAATGCTGTACGTCGCATTGCTGATGTTGTGCAGCGACGCATAGCCGTTGCCACGGTTGGTGATGCTGATGAGACCGTTCATCGCGCCGTTGAACGACGTATCGCTCGCGGTCGCCTTGACGATCTTGTCCGCCGCCGCCATGCTCGAAATGGCCGTGCCGATGGTCAGCGTGGCATTGTCGCCACTGTTCGTGATGGCCGTGATGGCCGCACGACCCAGCACCGCGTCAGACGCCGACGTATCGAGGACGGCAATGTAGTCGCCCACCGACAACAGCAACGAACCCTGACCCGAGCTGGCAATGCCGTAGGGCGAGGAAACGATGATAACGGTCGTGCTAGTCACGGTACCGATCAACGCCACCACACCATCGGCCTTGTTGTGCAGCGCCTGCTGCATGAGGAGCATCGAAGCGTCCTTAATTTCTTCCATCGTCTTGCTGGCGATGGTCGTGAAGGCCGCATCCTTGGACTGCGTACCGACGAACGCCAGACCGTCAACCTGACGGGTGGTGTAGGCACGGACGATACCGACATTGGCCTGCACTTCAGTCGCCGTCGTGTCGGGCGGGAAGTAACCAGAGGCCGAGAACGTCGCGCCAGCCGGACGGCCAGTCACCACGTCAAAGAACACGTTGTTACCGCCCCACCGCATGTTGCGGGGGCCACCAGAGCGGCCCTTCTCCAACTGCGCGAGGAGAGGAGTGACAAGGTTCTGCACCTTCTCACGGAACTGCGAGTACACGTTCTTCAGGAGGCCGGTTAGTTCGGCATCGGTAATAAGAGTGGGGTTAGCCACGAGTCACCTCTAAGAAAGTATTAACGGAATGACGACAACGCCGTGTTCAACGCACTCGCCACGGCATCATCTACGGTGTTGCCCGCATAGGCTTTTGGCTTGCCAGACGGCTTGCCCGCATTGCCAACGGGGAGGGTCTTTTGTCCTACAACGCGCTTGGCCTTCTGAGCTTCAATGCGAGCGCGGTCCCGCTCTGCCAACGCCTTCTGTGTCTCCCGCTGGGGAGCCGAGGTGGTTGACTTCGAACGGCGACTATGCTGCCCTTGTGCCCATACTGCCAAATCGTCGAGGATGTACTGTCTGATCGCCTCGTAGCGTGACGCTGGAACATACGCCTCTCCGTTGGGAGCGCGTTCAACGTGCGCGTACATAGCCATCTGGAACTTCTCGGCCAACTCGTCTACGGAAATGGATGGCAGTGCCCCAACAATCATGTTAAGGGCTGGCATCACTTCGTTCTCGTAGAACACTTGGCCTTTCTCCGCAATCGCCGTCATTTGGGTCTGGACACGGATGTCCTTTACCTCCTGTTCTGCGCGAGCGGCCCTACTTTCCGGCGAGTTCTGTTCACCATACGCATCACGCACGGCCATCAGAAAATCGTCGTCCATCAACAGCTTTTCAATCTGCTCTTCTCGTTCCGACAGCAGGGCAGCGAGTTCCTCGCGCTCCTGATAGACCTGTTGAGCAACTTGCTCAACCTGCTGGACCTTCTCTTCCCGATCTTTGTTGTACACGCCCCACTGGGCCAGCTTGACCACCTGATCCAAGCGGTCACTCCGCATCTTCCCGTTGGCCTTGTACTCCACCATCAAGTTCGGGACTTCTACCTCTCCATCTGCATCGTAGAGGGCAAACTCTGTCGCCAGATCATCCGTCACCGTTGGAACGGCGACGTATCCTTCTGGCATATTGGGTTGATCGCCAAGGTCTTCTGATTCCCCAGCGTCCTCTACTGCTTCTCCGCCATCGTCTGCTGCATCTGGAGCCAGTGTCTCTTCGGCATCCTCAGCCACAGCCGTGTCTTGCTGTGGTGGGAGGGCGCTTGCGACGGCACTGGAAATTGCTTCACCGAGGTCCATGCTGCGATCCTATTGCTGTCGGGATAAGATGTCAGCTTGCTGTGCGGACTGCTCTGCCTCTGGGATGCCAGCCAAATTCTGTTGAAGAAGGTTGGTGACCCCGATGGGCGGATTGCCACTGGCAAGCGGTAACTGTCCCGGTGTGATATTTGGTACACTGGCTGCGGCAGGTCCGCGTTCTGGGCCAGCACCAGCAGGGCCACCTTGCTGCGGCGGTCCTCCTCCCTGTTTCTGCTGCGCTTGATTCGCTAGTGCTACCCACCGCTCTTGTGCAGCGGCAATGACGGACGGTTCTACGTCGTCTTGGAGCAGTAACTCGCGTTCGAGCACATCTTGGTGAATCGCTTCGTTGTCCTGCCACCGCATCTCGGGCACGGGCGTCTGCATCCGAATGGCATCTGCCACCCGCTTGGCCCGTGCTTCTTGATCCGAGTCGGGCGTCGAGATGTCCCCCGCCACCGCAAACATCTGGCGACGGCGGTATTCCTTCATGTCGATCACGCCCGTTTGCAGCCAGTTGTCCAGCATATACATACGGAACGCCAACGGCATCGGCATCATCGACGAGGCTTCGACCTTCACATCGCTCTGTCCGTCAAAGTCCGACGCCGACACGGCACGGGCGAGGTCGGGACGACCCTTGCCAACTGCGCCAAGCGAGCGAGGCATATCATAGCCCCACGACATCCCTGCCAACGTGATTTTGCCCCAGTCAGTGAAGGCCATCGCCAAGGCATTGACGCCGGGGCTAAAGACCCGCTCCAACTGTTCACGGCTGGCAATGATGGCACGGCCCGATTCGCCCGTGACCTGCCCACGACTCACGGCATTGTAGCCCGAGGCGTTTTCAAAGGCGCTCTTTTCCAACGCGAGGGCTTCTTTGACATCGTTGCCGACACTAAACCCGTTCACGGGCTGGATGCTGTCCGACATCGGACCTGCGCCACGAATTTCGATCATGGAAGTCACGCCACCCATGAACGTTTCGGTCGCAATCGCGTTTGGTCGCGTTAGGAATCGACCACCCGCGTTGACACGGATGTTCTCAACCCACTTGGACAACAACGCATTGATCCGCATCTGGTGATCTATCCATTGCTCCATGACGGGGCGCGGATAGTAACTGGGGTCGCTGGAACCGTCGCGTACTGGGACCAGTGGAATCGTGTTCCACATAAGGGGTGAGGGTCCGAACACGACTTCATCGCCAACGACCACCATCTGCAAGCCTTCGGGCAGCACATCGGGGTGCGGCTGGAGATAGACCGTGAACCGTTCCGTCACATCCTCATCCCGCAACCGCTGGCCTTCGCCAATCGTGGTCTGCGAGAGAACCCATGCGCCAATCCCTTCACTCCCGCTGTACGTCGGGCCGTTGCTGGTGGACAGCATCGTGTTGGCGGCGTCCAATCCCGTCACGCCATACCGATACGCCGCCTCACTCCGAGAAATCACCTCACGAATGATGACCCAGTGCGGGCGTTGGGTCGCGGTCGCGTTCGGCGAGACACGAACCTGCTCCACCCGAAGCGTTTGACAGCCAATATCGCCCATGGGCTTCTTCTGCCCAGCAAGATCGCCCATGCGCTCGTCCCACGGTCCACGATTCGGGTCCCAGTACTCGTGCCAGAAGGAAATGCCGTCCGTTTGCGCCCAGAAACTGGCTTCCCTCGCCATACGCTGCATCTCTTGCTGCTCATACTGGTACTCCAGCGCCATCTGTTGGGCTTGCGCCTTCCGACGATCTTCGGGGTCTTGCGTGACGGGCGTGACGGAGAAGCCGGGCTTCTGATCCATCAGAATCTGCAACCGCTGATCCAACGCTTTATCGACCATGTTGTACACCACACGAGCCGCATCACGCGGACGGGCAGGTTCCCGCCACGGACCCATGCCGTTGGCCGAAATCCACTGCTGCCCTGCACGGAACAGGCGGTTGCGTTCGACGAGGTGGAGATGCATCTGCACCGCATCACGCCGACCCTCCCACAAGCCACGGCACCACGACGACCACGCAGACGGGTCGATGTCGTCGTGCCCATCCGCGCCGGGGAAGTCGTACCCGTACAACGCCCGCTGCAAGCTGGCATCGTTTTCGGCGGCAGTGCTGGTGTTGTTCGACGGCGGGTTGGGCGCAACCTTCTCGTTCGGGCCAAGCGGATTGTTCGACAACCCTTCCATCGCCCGAAGCATCTCCGTTTCGAAGATCGGGCCGTCGAGGGAGGGGACGGTCGCGGTGCCGTCAGCCAACAACCCCATCGGGTCGTTGTCGTCAAAGAACATCGGTCCCGTCATGCGTCAATCCTCCCCACGCCAAAGGCACTTCTGACCGCGTTCCAGTCCCGCAACGTGGCGTACTTTTCACGGATAGACTTCATCACATCTTCTTGCGCCCAGCTATCGGTGTACTGCAACACGACGGCGACCAAATCTTCAGGTACATGGACCGTATAGGGATCTTCTTCCACCGGACTTGTATCCCGATACGGGGCAAAGAGCTTGACCGTTGCACAGCACTGATAAATGCCGTAGACCAGCACCAGCGGCCACAGGATACGAAGCAGAAATTCGGTCACGATCCGACGTAGCGGACGGTCAGGACGGGCGAGCCAGAAGTGTAGGCCGAACACCGTGCCCGAATCGCCGCATACCCGCCAGAGGATACTGTAAAGGCACCCGCTGCTGTGGCGGTTGAGGCCGCTGTCCCGCTGTTGCTGGGGAGGCAGTTAAGGGCAACGTAGTTGGTGCCATCCACGGTGGCCTCAAACGTGATCGTCGCGGAGAAGGTGCCCGTCACTTGGATGCCGACCGATCCTACACTGGGCAAACCCGAGATGGTGGCAGCGTCTTGTGCAGCGGCAACGGTCGTCGTGCTTTTAAGCAAGTTTCCAACAGACATATGCTCTCCGGTTACCGAATAATGCTTTTCAGCGGGTGATTTTTGTAGATCGGGTTCCCTTTCAACAAATCAAGAACAATTGCGCCAGCGCCGGGAGTGTTGCCTTCATACCGTCCAATCTTGTTGCGAAAGTCTGTGGTATCGTTTGCCGTTTCAGACAAGAACCCAGCCGCGTTTGTATATGCCTGAGCAAGCGCCTCGTTTGGGTCAGTCTCTAAAAATTCTCCGCCAAACATAGACCTCATCCCACCTAATGCGTAGTACCGATCTAGCGCTTCAATTGCTGTTTTTTCTGGTTGACTTATTGTGCGGTCTACGTCCTTGCTCCCAAACATACCAAAGTACTTAGGTTTGTTTTTTTCTGTTACTACGTTTTTGTTTAAGTCAAATTCTTTATCATCTACAACTCGACCTTTTTGCCGCTGCCAAATATTTATTTTGTCAAGTGGCTGTTTCCCCACATAAGAGAAGTTTTCGTCAGCCGCCAAATTCTTTGTTATGTTCGGGCGATTTACTGCAAAATATGACGGGAACTTATCTTCCTTGTTTGTTAAGGAATGTGCGCCTTCATGTGTTAGTACGCTTTTAGCTGTAAAACTGCCAGCAGGCGTTTGCTGTGGGTCTTCGGCATCAGGAGCCCTTCTTGTATTTACAAAGATACGGTCTTTAGATGGAGTGTAGTAAGCATTTGCACCGCGGCCTTCGTAGTCTTCGTCAACTGGCGAAGTAACTCCTAGTGTATCCCTAAAGTATGGGCTTTCCGCTACGCGCCTATAAGCCATAAGGTTGTCATACATACTAGGCGGTTTGGGCGGCACACTTTTTTGCTTAACCGCAAGTTTCCGTGAAGGAGCTTTAGCGGGGGGCTGCGGTGTTTTTGCCATACGGATGCCCCCTGTTAGTTACAGTCCCACGCACGAAGTGACTTGTTAATCCGCGAATCTGGGTCACGGGCCGTTGCTGCACTGGTCAGCTTGGCTTTCATCCCCTTCATCCGCTTACAAAACGCGATCCGTCGTTTGGCAGACGTTGGGCTTTTGGCCGCTTCCGCTGCTTTGACAGGCGGTTTGATATCTTTGCCAGCCGCCCGCAGCGAAGCGCGACCGGCGGCGTTCAGTCCCCCGTCTGGGTTTTGCCCTTCCTTCCGCTGCCACGCCGGGGAGGCCATGTGACTACTTGGCCTTCTTCAACTGCTTGTGCTGCTTGATGGCAATGGCGAGGAAGCCTGCGACCATCGCCTTCACGACTTCGCCGTCCCATGCCGCCAGATCAGCGGGGACATCTACGCCCAACGTGGTCGTCAGGACCGTGCCAAGCGAAGCGATGGCAATGGCAAGACCCTGCTTGGCATAGGTCGGAGCCTTATCGACCAACGCTACACTCCGTTTGACAGCATCAACCGCGAACGGGGTGGCAAACCCGACCACAATCGGGGACACCATCTTGATCGCCAACGTGATGGCTGGATTCTCAAGCATCAGTCTTCCTCCTCCATGTCGGATTCGTCTTCGTCTTCCATCTCGTCATCGTCTTCTTC